GGCCTGTATTGGGGAACCAGCCGGGCAAGATGGCATAGGGGTGGTCCTCCACGCCGTCCGGCAGGGGTTCGTTCAGCAGGAACTCGTGGATGTCGTCCTGGTCGGCCAGGATGTACCAAGTTTTCCGCTTGATGTCGTAGCACTCGATGTAGCGGAAGCAGGCTTCGTAGCCCTCGTCGTCCACAGCTTCGCCGTTCTCGGTTTTCTTGCCGGAATCCTTGAAAAGCTCGCGCAGGTGTGCGGGAAACCGTTCATCTTCCTTGGCATCCTCCAGCTTGACCTCGATTTCCTCGCCAAGCCACGACCATTTGGCCATGTCGGGGCCGTCATCGGGCAAAAGCATGTGGCGGGCGTCCACCCACTCCCATCGGTAGGTCTCGTCCGACATGACCTGCTCAGGTTCCATCATCGGCATGCCGGTCATCGGGTCCATTTCCGGCATCGGCTGCATCATGGGGCCGAAAATCACGTTGCCGTCGGCGTCCGTCTGGTAGATGGGGTTCCCGGCCTGCGGATTCGGCTCCAACGTGGGGTCGTAGATGCATTTTAGGACGGCGATGCGAAAGAAGTTCTGGAGCAGGGCGAGGCGGGCGGCGGATTCGAGGTTGTCGTCCTGCCGTGCGATGGATTCGAGCACGCCTTCGGCGATTTTCGCCTCTTCCTTGGAGGCGGGCGAGACCTTTCCCGGCTTGGGGCGGGCAATGAACTTGGGCGCAGTCATCATCAGGCCGGGAAGCGTGACATTGACGGTGGCCAGGAAGTGGTTAATGACCCTGGCGCCGGGCGGCAGGCCCTTTTCCTGCTTGCCAAGGTAGAAATCTTCGCAGGTTTCGACTTGGAACTCGCGCTCCCAATCCTTTCGGAGCTTGCGGGCGGCGTCGATCCGCTTCTTCCACATGCGGAACTCCTTGGACGGGCCGGAAGTCTCCGGCTCTGTCATGGAGTTGTCCTGCGGGACTTGCGTTTCTTCGTAGTCTTCAGCCATTTGCTAGTAGGCTCCGACGCGGTAGGTGCGCGGTTGTAGGCCCTGCGACTGGCGCTGGATGGTTTTCTTCCACCAGGCGAATGTGGCGGCGGTGGATTCGGGGCCGCGTTGCTTCGGCTTGGGCGGATGGCGCTTGATGAAGTATTTGAAGGCGTCCCAGGCGTGGTTGTCCTTGTCAATCAGCTCTTCAGGGTTGTTTTTCGTCAGGGCGACGACTTCGCTGTAGGATCGGTGGCGCAGGTTGCCAAGTTCCTTGATGAGGTTGGTGCAGTTCTCGGTGATGCGGTAGAGGGGGTTCGCCGGGTCTTTCCAGAAATGGCCGTGGAGCCACTCGGCTACGGTCACGTCGCCGCCGCGCTCGCCTTCGATCATGTAAACGCCACACTCGCGGAAGATTTGCGCCGTGGATTTGTTAGGGCCGTTGTGCTGCGGGTTGTCCTCAGCCCAGATGGAAGGGTCGGCGATGATGTATTGCTCTTGGCCGGCGTAAGGGTTGCCCTCGAACAGGATTGCGCCGGTGCGGGAGTTCTGCGACTGGACGACTTGCGGCTTGCCTTTGATGATTTCGGCTATCTGATGGGCCGGAACGTGGTCGCTGTAGAACTCCCAGAGGGTGGTGATGATGCCATCGCCGTTGATGCCGTGGACCAAGAAGGCTGCGGGACTGTTGTAGCCGTGGTCGTAGGAGGCGTAGAGCTTGTAGCCGTCAGGACGGAACTCAGGGATCACGATGGCGCGGTTGGATTTCCAGCTTTCCCATCGGGGGAACAGGAAGGTGCCGCCAAGAGCGCCGTATTTGATCTCCATCTCCTTCATCCAGCGGGGGTCCTCCATGCCTAGCGGGTAGGCAAGGGCCTCGTCGGCCAGCCAGACATCGCCGGTCTGCGTGCCTGGGCGCTTGCTGGAGTCCGCGCTGTAGTGCAGGCGGCGGACGCCGATGCCTTTGGAGGTGATACGGCAGTCGAAGCCGGGGATCATCGGGCGGTTTCCAGTTCAGACACGGCTTTCCAGCAGTCTTTCGGCATGACAACGGAGCAAAGCCAGCCTTCGACGACCACATCACGCTCAAACCAGAGTTCGGTCTCGCGGTCGGCTCCCTCGAACATGCCGGAAAGCTCCGGCGTGATGCAGACGATGGGGATCATTCGTAGGTTTTTAGAATCCAGTTGGCGAAGTCGATGGCCTCGTGCTTGAAAAGATGGAGGCGGGCGTTGTTGAGAAAGATGTCCAAGTGCGGGCCGTGGATATGGGCTATGTCGCCGTAGAGGGCTTCAAGCGTCTGATTCGCAGAGTTGTTGGAAGGTTGAGACTTCGGCTGAACTGACGACAATTAGCTGGCCTCCGCCCGTGATGCAGGGCAGGGTTGAGGTGAACGCATCGCCAAACTCCGGTTGGAAGGCCGCCTCGTCTGAAAAGACGACTGAGGGGTTGTGGGATCGGATGATCGATCCGCCTTGCGGGATGCCCCAGATTTGGCTTCCGTTCGGGAAGTTGATTCTGTTATAGTGGGCGCAGGACGGGAATTTGGCGATGCGGAGGTTTTCGGGGAGCGACCATTCCAGGAAGCTGATGCGGGCTTGATGCGGCTCTTTTTCGTAAACGAACTTCGCGATGTCCTCTTCGCGCTTGCTTTGCGCGATGATAAGCTGGTAGGGGAAGGCTCTGGCTCGCCAAAGGAGATATGCACAGGATAGCCATGTGGCCATGACGTGGCGTGATTTTTCAACGAAGTAAATGCCTCGGCCCCTAATATGTTGCAAAAAAGAAATTGGAGTTCCGGCAGCGAGAGAGTACTTCGCACTTTCAGGTTGTAAAATTTTCCCCGAAACCAAGTAGTCGTCGAGCAAGGCCCGGAGGTAGAGTTCGTCGGGGAATCGGCGGACGGGATCGAACGGGCGGTGCTCGTCTTTCGTAACGAGACCATCGAACCCATCTCCGCCGAAGATAAAGAAGTGGGCATCCCTACGACATCTTTCTTTAAGGATGGCATCATCCAGACTCATAGCAGGTTGGGCATTGGGCTTCTACGCGGTCTTTCAGCACAAGCGGAAACATCTTCCGCATGTCGGTTTCCTTGCCGCACAGATGGCATCTTAGATTGCCGATGACACGAGGCTGGCTTGGCTCGCCGCCTTCCCTTCCGCTATCCATTCTTGCACCTGTTGGAACTGCTCATTGGTCAGGTATTGCAGCAGGTCGTTCAGGCCGACTATTTCCGTCCGGCTGTCGGCTTCGCCTTTGGAGAATGAATGGAGTCGAACGATCTCGTTGACTGCTTTTGCGATGTAGGCAAAGAGCTGGCCCTTGTCCTTTTCCGACATTTCGGAGAAGTCGGTGTTTTTGAGGTCGGCTGCAAGCCTTTCCATCGCTTGGAACGAGTTGGATACGACATTCTTTGTCACCTCATGGGGAAGCCAGAGATGTTCGCCGGGCAGAGTTGTCATCGGCTAAAGTTGTGCCAGAGGATTTGCAGGCCCATCATGGCCAGGGAGCCGCCCAAGCACAGGCCCAAGACCTGGAACAACGTGTTGGAGAAAATCATTAGCTGCATCCAGATTCTGGCTTTCAGATAGGTAGCAGGCAAGAAGGTTGTAAACGGCAACTTCGGCGACATCCTCCGGCGTGAGTCGGAGTTCATTGGCGATCTTCGTCAGAAGGGGGTCCGCTTTGTTGTCGATCCTGATTCTCAATTTCATCACGCCACCAGCTTTCCAGGTGTACTCCGAAGGCGACCCCCACCGCGAAAAAGATCAGAGCAAGGATGCCAGCCAAGAGCATGTCAATGTGAAACTCCTTGGCGAATCTCCATGATCTTGTAGCGGACCTGTTCGCGTTGGATTTGGAGCACCATGTTGGCGAAGCGTTGGAGCGAGACGGCGAGCGCCGCCCCGGTCAGAGCGCCGATGATGAACCAGAGGCCGAAGTTGCGGCGGATCATCATTGCGCCTCGATGCGCAGGTTGGTCGCCGGGACCGGCACGTCGCCAGCCACGAACGAGATTTCGTTGGAATTGGCTGAAGTGCCGAAAGCGTTGGTGGCCGCCACGGCGCAGAAGTAGGTGCCCGGCTGCTTCACCACGGTCAGGACCGGCACGCTGCGGGCGGCGGGGTCCGCGATCTCGTGATTCACGGTGTAGTTGCCGCTGGAAGGGCCACAGCGCATGATGAATCGGTCCACTTGGCCGCCTGTGCCGATGTCCCAATCCCAGGACAGGCGGGCGGTGTTGATGTTCACCGCGACGCTTGTTTGGGCGTGCGCCGTGGCGGTGATGAGGGCGACGGCAAGGACGGCGAAAAGAAGCTGTTTCATGGAATCACACCTCCCGGCAGTTTGGCCATGAGTTGCTGAAGCATCTGCATCATGGAAGCGTAGGACTGCATCATGGCAGCTATAGCTTGCTCCTGCGCCCCGGCCTTGTCAACCGAGACTTTGATGGAGCCGTCGGCTTTCTTCTCGAAGTGCAGGTTTTGCTGCTCTTTGTCGGACTCGTATTCAACGCGCACGCCATCGGGCGTGACGTAGAGGGCGCGGGTCTTGGCGGCGAAGAACGAGTAGCCGCAGCCGGACAGCGCGAAGCTAAGTGCTAGTGTCAGAACGATTTTCATGGTAGTTGAAACGACTCCCCCCTGCGATTCGGACGCCGCACCACATCAGCGTGGCGGCAAAACGCCCGCAACCGGCTTTTTCGAGTTTTTCAGAGACCCGACGCCATAGGCGGGCGTCCGCTCTGTCCTTATCTTCCTGAGTTCCTCCAACGTGGTATGCAATGTCATGTTCTTGACATTCGAGGGATAAATCTATCCCGAACCAACGGTCGGGGAAGAAGGTTCAGCCATCCCCGAAGCGGACGCGAGGCACCTTACTTGTTGCTCAGGCCGAAAACCGCCAGCCAGGTCCCGAGGGCCAGGATGCCGTTGACCACTTGATCCACGGTTTCCTGCGGCACCTCGAAGCCTAAGACCTCCTTGCCCACGATGGCAAGAAGTCCCACGGCTGCGGCAATCGATTTCGCGTATGCTCTCACTTATGAACCTCCTGGGCGGGTTCCTGGCCGCAGGCCGCGAACAGCCAGCCGTCGAACCCGGTTTTCATCTGGGTTTCCTCCACCACTATTGGCCCCTCCACTTCACAATGCTCCCAACTCTGCATCGGCCTCTTCTCAAAAACGTAGCGTCCGTCTAGGACGAACAAAAGCAACAGGAAAACAGTCATTTCACTCTCTTTCGGCCCCGGCGTGCCGTCCGATCATCCCCTCGGCGGCCAGCAGCTCGAAAGACCTGAGTTTGTCAGGGTTTAGATAGTCTGTCCAGTGCATACGCTGCTTGTGCAGCAGCATGTCAGCATAAGCCGTGAAAGACGCTAGGCAGAACTCGCAACGGTGTTGGGTGTCCATCTCATGGCCTTCAGCCTTAGGATGCCAGTTAGAACGCCGTTTGTCAACCGGGGGCGGCGGCCTGGCTCGCGGCCAACGCCAAAACCTAGCCGAAGCCCGGCAGAAAAGCCTAAAGCCCCTAAACCCCCGACTTAAGCCCCCTCTCATTATAAAGAGGGGGGAATTAGGGTTTTAGCTTGTTTCTGTAGCTTTTACGCTGACTTATCCTAAATCCCCGGCTAAAGGCTCCGGGGGATTAGGAAGGGGGGTCGGCGGCTACGCCAGAAGCGGACAGCTTGGACAGGGCGGCCTGTGCTTGC